TGAGCTAAAGCAGTTTTAGCCTCTGCCAAAGCAGTTTGTCTCTTTGACTTAGCTAAATCTAGAGCCATCTTATCAGTCTCAGAAATTCTCTCATGGATGGCAGGAGCCACGACAGGTGCAGTAGCGACATTTGCTGTCGGTGGAGTTGGTGGCATTAGCGGAGTCGATGGAGCATCTGGAACCACAACCTCTGATTTACTAACCTTAGATTTAATGTCTTTTACTTTCTCATTGTTACTCATGAAATAACTCCTTATAAAATTTCGGCTGCCATAGAAGCAAGACGGCTTCTTTCACCCTGTGTGAAAGTAATATGTCCTGCCATCTCTGAATCCTTAAACTTTTCAATTACATGCGTCAATCCGTTACTAGTTGCATCCAACAACGAATTATCGATTTGTTCTATATCACCAGTTAGAATAATTTTGGTATTTTCACCAGCACGAGTTAGAATGGTTTTGACCTCTTCTTTTGACAAATTTTGACAATTATGTGCTATTAATCCGCTGTTAGTTTTATTCTTACCTTGAGAAGAAGAGCAGACTATAAAATTATGATTATCTTCTACTTCAATATCATAAACCTCTTCTTCTAAATCTAGATAAGTAATAGCATCAACTACTGTACAGCCAGAAACATCATATTGCGTATCCCATACATGCACAACTTGTTTTGATTTTTCACATTTATACTGCATATTTTCATGCATATAAGGTGCAATTAGTTGTGCTAATTTAATGTATCCAGACTTTGTAAGATTGATATAAAAATATCCCCCATATTGAGCATAGGAACATTCGATGCCCCATGACTGCAACTTCTTAACTATTCTTTGTTGCGAATTTTCATCAAAGGAACAAGTAGATATTCTAGCGCCATTATAATCGGCATTAACTGTCCCATCATCCATAAACCAAATTGCCAAACCTCTAACATCAAGTTTATCTAATACCCACTGAGGGCAGCTTTCTTTAGTTTTTGGTAATATTTGATTCATGCCAAACATTTCAGAATTGAAAGCAATTGCCAATTTCTTGGAATAACCATTGTCTTTAATAATTCTTGTTTTAGCACCAAACATACCAGCTTTCCATTCGCAATATTCTCTTTGATCAAAACCATGAGTCATCCTTAGTCTAAATCTGGAACGACCATGATTGGCTATGTTGCCATCGCCAAGGAAGGATCCTAAAATAATTTGTTCTTGATCAGAATTTAGATAATGCAACAGTTGATGATCGGTGTATTCAGAGGTTTTGATTAATTCACCAATTTGTAGTTTAGACGCCTCTTTCCAACCATTTTCAGTCAAAAATCTATGGTTTTCTGTGCATTTAATTTTTCTGTTAGCGCACTTAACTTCTAATAATTTTTTCTTACCACGGTTCCAAGCATTGACTATTTTTTTGTATTCAAACTCACCATTTGTTCTATTATAGCTTTTAACTAAAGGTAATTCTTTACCATTTTTAAACTTCTTATACAGTATCCCTATTTTTTCTTTACCATTTTCGGTAGCAATATATTGATTTGCCGGAAAACACTCATCCACTAAAATAATAGCATTGGGGATACTACGACCACGAATATAGGTAATAGCTTCCATTTCAATTCTACCCTTCTTCTGAAACATCTCTAAATCACGTTTCCAATCAGTTCCAACTTTATTGCCAAATAATAACTCAAAGTTATCCATAATGGCTTGAAACCAAGGAGCCAATTTTTCTTCCATAGTTCCAGGAAGATATCCAATATCATTTCCAACTGGTTGAATTGGTCTATAGATAATAAATTTATCATATTCTTTTCTACTGATAACTAATTCTAGTGCAGTAGCTAATACAATTAAACTTTTACCAGTTCCAGCTCTACCAATTAAAGTAACTAGATCAACATTTTTATCCATAATTAAATCAATAGCAAAAGATTGCTCTTTGTTTCTACTAGCAATATTCCAAGGATAAACTTTTCTAACTAATTTAATTTTATCATTGGCGACTTTACGACCCAAAGCAATACCTTCTCCGGTTGGACTTTCGAATAGAACGCACTCATTCGGACTCATGTTGAATCCGTAACCACGTGGATCAATAGAGCCACATTTAAGCAAATCCAAACCAGCCTCTTCGTGAACAATTGTCTGAGTACCAGAATACAAATCACTTAGAGAGTATCTTTTACCATCGTGAGCGATAGCATCAATATTTCTAGATTTAGCTTTAACTCTAAGATTGATATCATTACTAACCAATGTGACATCGTGTTCTGGGTGTTCCATCCAGGTAGCTAATGCACAAGCTAAGATTTGAGTATCACCGTAATTAGGATCACCAAATCCAGCGTACATTGGATTGCTCATATCACGATAGGTCGCATCAATTTTCAATAAAATATCATCATCTAAAACGATACCAGTACTGATATCAAGCTTATCACTAATATCGTCCAGCATTCTAATACAAACTCTGGCATTTCTACCAGCTTCGCCAGATTGCTTTTTGAGTTTATCTAACTCATTAAGGACGGCGATAGGGATAATTACATCACTGTTTGGAAATTGTTTCCAAGTTGTAGGATCAAAAATTAAAGACGATGTATCTAAAACGTATTGTTTTTTCATTATCAAGACTCTTGTAGGCGCTGCTCTTCTTCTTCGAAGACCGACCAGCAGTTTACTTCCATCTCCAAATAAAATTGTTTTCTGGGATCAATTTGGCGTAAATCCCTTTTTATTTTATAAGTGCATTTGAACCATTCGGCTACCTTTTCACCCTCAACATATATTTGCATATGACCATCTAAGTCATCTATAACCTGTATACCGTAACTGGCGAGGATTCCTCTCAATTTAATTTTCTGATCAATAGATAAAGGTCCGTCAGCTATCCAAAATTCCCCGATCGGGACGCTCATTTGATCCAGAATACCACGAAGGAAACGAGTTTTTTCTTCGTCTTCAACTTGTTTGGTATTGTCACTATAATTTAGAAGGATTGTACCTTTCATCTTCATTACCAATACGAGTTAATTGATATCAACATTTAGAATATCCACAATTTGTACAAAGAAGACAACCTTCTTGATATGCAAATGAACCATCTTTATCGCATGATGGACATTTTCTTCCAACAGTAGATTTTGTTCCATCTTGAATATAAGATTTTAAAACTCTAGCGATAACTTTAGAAAAGGAAGTAATATCAGAGTGTTTATCTTTTTGTAATTGTTCCACAACATATTGAACCGGCGTACCGTGACGAAGAGCCAGAGAAATGGTACGAGTAAAAGCACCGAAATTACCATTTTCGAAAACGTTAGCAATATCTTTGACAATCATTTGATCATCGCCTTCGTCGAGAATTAAGTTGTAAGTAGTAATGTCGTCTACTTTTCCATTTTTAACAATTTTCCCCATTTTATATTTATTAGGAATATCTACGTACTTGGAAAGACCGCCGAAAACTTCGTATGGCTTACCATTAAGCATTCCAACAAAAATTGTCCAGGCTGCGCCACTAATTTTTACTTTTTTAATTTCGCAGGATAATTCAATAGGTCGTTTAGGTGCCATTACCATTTCAATTTCTACTGGACGATTACTGGTTACTGGATCTTTTTTCTTTTTAGCTTCTGAGGTATTTATTAGAACACCATCTCTACACTTATCACGATAAACGGTGAATCCTTTGCAACCAGCTTCCCAAGCTTTCATATAAACTTGAGATACCAATTCTCTGGTAGCCGTCTCGGGCAAATTACAAGTTTTACTAATGCTGTGATCAATAGATTTTTGAGCAGCAGCTTGAAGTTCTACCGAAGCTACCCAATCTACTTCATTAGAAGTGGCTCCCCAATATGGAGATTTCTTGATATCGGTTTGTCCAGTCGTATCCATCCATAGTTTAACACCATGATGGTAGACTGTAAATTCTTGCCAAGAATCTCCCATCGCATCGACAAAGTCAACACGAGCACTTTTATCAGATGGATTATGTTTCTTACGACGAACGTATGAAAGCATATACACCGGCTCAATACCAGAAGTTGTGCGAGTTAAAGAAGAAACTGAACCAGTCGGCGCAGTGGTAGTATTGGCAATATTTCTACGACCAGTTTTCTTCCACATCTTTTTTGTTTCGGGAGAACAATCATCAAAAATATTATTGAGATAATTATGATCTTTTTCCAACTTGTAATCAAAAATTGGAAAAGCACCTCTCTCTTTAGCCATGAGACAGGAGGATGTATGAGAAGCAACAGCTAAAGCTCGATAAATTTTATGGGTCATATCAATAGATTCTTTCGAACCATATTTGATTCCTAGCATGGCTAGAGTGTCACCTAAAGCAGTGATACCTAAACCTGTACGACGACCACTGACATTCATATCACGAATCTTTTTCCATAAATTGAGTTCCACCTGTTTCACTTCAACAGGTTCGGGGTCAGCTTCTACCTTGAGAAGAATACGATCAATACATTCTATTTCTAGATCGATAATATCATCCATCAATCTTTGAGCAATAATAGTGTGTTGATTGAATTTTTTAAAATCAAAAGTAGCTTCTTTTGTAAACATATTTTTAACATAGGAAGAAAGATTAAGAACCAACAATCTACAAGCATCATAAGCAGGTAGAACAATTTCTCCACACGGATTAGTAGAAATAGAGTTGTGTCCAAACTCCCAATAGATATCAGATGGTGTATCTCGTTTTACTGTGTCCCAAAAGAGAAGCCCAGGTTCAGCAGAAGTCCAAGCGGAATCAATGATTTGATCCCAAATGCTTTTCATATTAACTCTTTTAGTTACTTTGGCGTTCTCAGGAGAAACATCTACTGGCCAACGTAAATCATAGTCTTTACCTTCTTTGGCAGCTTGCATGAACTCATCGCTGAGTCGTAAAGAAATATTAGCTCCAGTTACTCTTTTGAGATCTCTCTTGATATTGATGAAGGTTTCTACTTCAGGATGGTTACCATCTAGTGTTTGCATTTCCGCACCACGGCGACCATTTTGAGCTACTTCACGACAAGTATTACTGAAACGATCTTGAAAGACAGCAATGCCGTCAGTGGTTCTGGCGGCATTATTAGTCGTTACATTTTTAGGTCGGATACCGGAAATATCTAAACCGACTCCGCCACGTCGCTTCATAATTTGGGCTAGCTCTTGATCAGCTAGCATGATTCCACCATAGGAATCTAATTTATCAGAATAAACACCTTGAATAACAAAACAGTTAGAAATACTTTGTAATTGATAAGAGTTACCAATAGCAGACATAGGGCTGCCTTGTGGAACAATAAATCTAAATCGATCTAGTAAAGAAAAAATTGTTTCTTCATCTATAGGATTGGGATATTTCTGTTCTATTCTGGCAAACTCCTTTGCCAATCGACGATGCATTTCTGTTGGTGTTAATTCTAAGAATTCACCCTGAGAATTTTGCAGGGCGTATTTATCCACAAATACTTTTGCGGCAAATTCATCTCCCTGAAAATACTCTACTGATGCTTGAAAAACCTGAGAATAAGCGTATCCTGTCATAATTCGTCCTATACGAGAATTAAGTTATTAAACCCGTTGCAATAGCCGTCTATAACAGCTAGTTATATTTTGATGTTTTCTTTCATCGTTGAAAGAGCGCTGTTAATCGTTTTGATACAGCTCAATCTAGATATGTTAAGTTTTTTACATATCTTATTAATTGACATTGGCTTGTCGCCATCGAATCCAAATGCAAGATTGACGACTTCCTTTTGATCATTAGTTAATAAAGATATCGCACCGTGGATAGCTGAAGTTGCTTGAGACTCTTCTAGCTCCTTATCGGGACAATATCGTTCTTCAATCATAAGAGGCATGATAGTCTCTTTGTGAGGAGTCGTTTGTTTTGCAACTTTTAACGGATATCTAATGGTAGTATGTAAATTAGCACTACGAGAAATTCTCGTGTCAATATACTTATGTGCCCACCAAAAGAAAGAACCCTTCTTTGGATTGTAGTTATTCATTGCTTTAATCAAGGCTTCAAAGCCCTCTTGATTAAGATCATCATAGTTGTTAAATGCTTTGTAACGACCTGTCTTCATGGTCACCAAATACTTGAATTTTTCCATGCAGATTTTTTCATGCTTTTTCAAATCAATGTTAATTTTCGGATCTTGAGAATCTTTATTTTTGATTCTCAAATCGATCAATTTAATCATTAGGTCTTGCGCTTCTTGTTCTGTCAACATTCTTTTTTCTCACTTAAGTTCGAAGTATATTGTATACTCAATTATTGATACTCATCTCCAAATATGAGCCGTCAAAATTTATTATCTTTGCAACTCACTGAATTCACTTACTGATTTCTTCTTCTAAAAGTTCGATGACAGATTCGATAGTTGATTTAACGATCTCCTCATCATCTAAAGTAAGTACAAATTTTAACAGCTCCATGATTTGCTGAAGCTTTTGTTTGTCATCTTTTTTTTTAGTTCCTTTAGGCATTAAGAATAACCTGAATTTCCCCAACCACCACCACTGAGAATAAAGCCAGTTCCTCCCGAAATTAAACGAGTTAATTTCGATGGAGGTTTACCCTCTTCTTTACATTTAGGGCACTCTTCTAATTGTTCAGAAATAGAATGCTCACAGTCAAATTCTCCGTGCGATTGGCAACGATATGTGTAGGTCGGCATATCTTCCTTAATTTATTTTGTATGCATGGATCAATATAATCTCTTTTTTTATACTGTCAATTTCCATGCCAACTTTACTTATTTCTTCTCGAATGATTTTTATTTTATCTAGCTTATCATTTACAGACATTTTTGCATCAAATTCAATTTCTTTTATTTCTGATAATAGCGCCCTAATGGTATGCGAGCATACAGTTAGTCGAGCAGATAATCCAACATTTCTAAAATCGTTCATCTATTTCTTTTCTGATTATCAATTTTCTTCTGTAGATTCTCATAGTGATGTTCACCTATGAAATTACTGTAAGCCTTTTCTGAAGAATATACTTCCTTCTTCAGTTTGGCGGTATCTTCCTTAACTTTGGATACCAATTCATTACCAGTTAATTCTACTACACCTTTACCACCCAAAGAAATCATTCTTCTCGCAGTCTCTTGTTTGCACTCGGGGCAAACCTTGGGCGGTTCAGCCTTGATGGAATAGGAGTCTTCCCACTCATGTAAACAAGAATCACAACGATGTTCGTACGTAGGCATTTTATTTTCCTTTAACTAAAAACTTATCTACTAATTTGTAATCTATATCTTTAGTCCAATTTTTTCTAATATCTTGTTTAGATTTCTCATCTTTAACTTCAAAGACAATATAGAGTTTTCCCGTGTCTTCTTCGTATTCTATTCTAACTGCTTCTGCTATGATTTGATCCTGCATTTTGCCTCTATTATATGCCTTTTTAATCCAACATTCCTAGTTTATCTGAAATGTCATCTGGGTCACGATTAATGAATTCTGAAGCATCTGGATTTTCCGAAGCATCATCAATTAATGTACCCGCTGATAGATTTTTAATAACTTTTCCTTTACCCTGCTCACCATCTCTATTTTTAATCAGATGGTAATACATGTCAGGATATGACTTCTCGTTGGGACGAGTCTCAATCTGAATGGCAATATTAGCATTCTGCATAATCAAAGCAGAACGACCAATTCTGTGAAGACCAATCTTATCTTCTGCTTCCTTACCACCCTTGCCACGATTCAATTGGACGGCACTTAATACTGTACAGTTATGCACTCTGGCAAATTCATGAATTTTTTCTGCAATCTTTCCTAATTTTAGCCAGTCTTCCATTTCGGCGCCCTCGTAACTCATCAAACCCATGTAATCGATTATAATGACTTTGGGATCATAAGTTGCTTTCGCCTCCTCATAGATAAGTTCCAAACTTTCCATTGTCGCACCTCTAGGGATATCGACAATTTCAAATTGATAAGGATAATTATCAATAAATTTCAAAGCTTTCTTCAGCTTTAGAGCTTCATCATTATTTAATTTAGCATTTCTGATCAATTTGGAAGGATTACCCGACAGTCTTGCCAAGGTACGATTTAAACAAGGCTTGAATGGCATTTCCAAAGAGAAATATAAAATGTGTTGACCTGGACCAAAATTACCAGTCATGTCAACCTTATTATCTTGCAGCCACATTTGGATTGCCATGTTCATTAACAACATGGATTTACCCGCACCCGATTCACCACCAATGAGAATCAATTCACTAGGTCTTAACCCATCTGTGGCACTATCTAAATAAGAATAGCCTGTACGAATACCCTGATCAAAATGCGGGTCTTCCATTTTGGCATTATATTCTTCTCTAAAAGTAGGAATTGCTTCTTTTAAAGTTTTACGTTCGTAAGATTTAACCTGACTCAAAGCCTTAACGGTTTGAACTGTCTTCGTCATCTCTGACATGATTTTAGGAATATCAATACTACCAGGATCGAGCTTGGTAAGAGAGTCCTTCATTAAGGCGATTTGCTTTTCTGCGTAACGTCTCTTAATTTTTTCTAGATCATGTTTATATTCATGATCATTATAATTGGTTTTATCAATCTGATCCCACATCTTTTGAACATGAAGGGTTAAGGCATCATTTTTGCTTTTAGCAAGTCTCTCTGTCATGACACGAAGAGTTGGCAATTCTTTATAAGTACGAATATAGCCAAATACTAAATTGGCAAAATTCCATACTTCAGTTGAAAAGAGTTTTGGGTCACATTCATTGACGAAATCCAATGCGTGCTTTTTATTGGTAACTAATGTTTTTAGAATATTAAAATCCAATTCGTTAGAACTCATTTCGGAACTCCTCTTTGATCTACACCTGGCATGACTCTAAAAGTTTGAATGTAGCCCTTCATTAAAGAATCGATACTAGCTTTTAATGGTCCATTAAAACTTTCCACTGCATTAGGAGAGTTAGTTCCCATCAGAGTTGGTAGTTTGTTCTGGCTACGAGTTCGAAAAACAATCTCCAAAGTACGAGCATATAAATCTGCCGCGTTATCATTTGGCATGAAACGAGAATCAAACTCATCAATGGCTAGGAAATCTATCATAGTTAGCTCACGTCGGGCTAGGAACTTCTCTTCGCTCCCGCCTTGGGTCAGGACATTAACTATATCACTCAACGTCGTATAGAGGCAATGGAAGCCCTTCTGACTTGCTTTTTTCAGGATGCAGGTTATAGTCATAGTCTTACCAAGACCATGCCCGCCCGCAAAACAAAGTGAATGTCCCGTAAAATAAGCGGCTTGTAAATCGGCAACATATTCATTATACTTTGTCAAGAGACGAGGATCACCACGGAAATCTCGTTCCATTTTCAAAGTCCAATAGTCCATTGGAATATTAGATTCTGCATATCTATTAAGGGCAATCAGTCTAACGCTCTTAGTCTGTATATCGTCAGCACTTTCATTAACCAAACGGAGTGCTTCTGCTACTTTGCGTGGAGGAATATTATTTAGTGCTCGGCTTCGTGAGAAATCCAGGGTATCCATATTTTGCCTTATTCACTGGTCCAATGTGATGTGACTTTAATTTATCTGCGATGATTTTCTTTTCCTGTTCAATCAGCATGATTTTTAAATCTGCTAATTCTTTGAGACGAAGATCATCATCACTTGGCGAATCGTAGACCTCTTGAAACTTCTGTTTCAAATCAGCAGATTCTGGGACAGGACGTTCAGGACCCGCTCTACGAATTTTTTCTGCAACTTTTTCGGCGGCTGATTGGTGCGTGTTCAAGACGACTTTGATCAGCATTATATCATCGTTAGGGTGTGTGATAATCAGAATATTTTCCTCGTCTAAAGATCGTAATTGCACGGTCCTCTCTCCCCAATCTTCTACTATGCCTTCTGCTAATACGCCTGTGCGAAGCAAACACTTTACATGCTGACCAACTTGTGGAATCATACAATTCTCCCTAAAATATCACTATCAAATCCTAGCTCATTCAATTTTTCAAAAGCAGAAGTTATTTCTGGAGTTTGTTCCATCTGTGACAAAAAAGCTAAATCACCATAGTTAGCAACCGTAATACCAACCTCTTGAAAAGCATCTTTATATTTAACAGGTAGTTCTGTCGAACGGTCTACATTAAGATTTTTCTTGTTAGCCAGTAAGACATTCATTTTATAATCATTTATAACAATATCATTGGTCATAAATGAAATAGAAGTTAAACGTCTCTTCGCTTTGACAACTTTGTTCTCGTAAATCCAATCGATATAACCTTTGAGAATAGCTGGATTAGTGCTTAACAAAATTCCCATTTTTTTGACCTGGAATACTTCAAAACATTTGGGAGGCGAGGGGCTATTAAATTTGAATGAATACTTCACGCCATATTGATCCTGATATTTCTTACAAAAATAAGCAAGAACATGAACAGGTTTCCAGCCCGCCACATCCAAAGTTTCAATCTCTGAAAACTTCTCAAAAAATTGTTTATATTTTTCATTCGGATAATCACCGAATGAGCCGCCGTCTGTTTCTTTTGTCATTTTTTCTTACCACTTGCTTTTCTAGGTTTCTTTGCGTCGCTTGGCCATTTTACATCAAAGCCATCTTCCGACGTATAAATGCGATAACGAGTCTTAGAGTGATTATCCAAAAAAGGCGCCTGATCAACATAATCAATAATCACAGCAAACTTTTTACCAGGATATTTACGAATAACTCTTCCCACTCGTTGTAAAGCCTTGACTGTCGATTTGCCGCCGCATGCGATTACCAAGCCAGAAAGACTCGGAATATCAACTCCAATATCGAAGATACGAGAGGCTAGAACACAATCTATCTTGTGCTCCATTAAATCCTTCTTCACCTTTTCACGTTCTTCTTTACTATTGGATCCATCCAATAAAGCACACTTCATATGTTGCTTAAAAAGATCGTATAAAATCTTACCGTGTTTAAGACTATTAAATAATACTAATGCCTGATATCCTTTGCCAACTAATGCTCTCGCTCCTTCTAATACTAAACCATTTCTGACTTCATTTTCCACGACGTACTTCTTATAGATAGATGGATAAACTTTTTCTAACTCATAATGATAGGGTGGGACAACTCGAAATCTAATAAGAGGTTGGGCTAAGTAATCACGTGCAATTAAGTAAGAAGCAGAAATATTGACAATGTACTTTCCCAAAACGGATTCGATGAGTAAGTCGGCTCCATCATCTCTCCAAGGAGAGCCGCTCAATCCATAGAGGTGCTCAGCAGTAGCATGTTTGAAAATCTGTTGGATGGTTTCACAAGCTGACATGTGACATTCATCAATGATATGAACTCTAGCTGCTTTCATCATTTTAAGAATCTCAACATATTTGTTGGGACTGATTGATTCTTCATCATCTTCGTTGTCAAGTAAGATGTCTTTCTTTTTCATACCAATGGCTTGACCAATAGTCCAAATACTAGCAACATTGATATCGTGTATTTCACACCGACCATCACCGATGATGCCAATTTTTTCTTCAAATGCTAGAGAGAGAAAATCATGAAATTGATATAATAAATCTTTTCCAATTACGTAGATGATCGTCTTCTTGCCTAATTTTGCGGCAATAAGGGCGGCGATGAGAGACTTTCCTCCTCCTGTAGCTACCTTTATAATTCCTCGATCATTTTTGTCAATGACATCCAGAATTTCCAGTTGATACGGATACGGCTCTTTATCTATTTTCTTTAAATTTCCCAAAATATCGCGAGGCGCTCCAATAGATTTGGGTGGTCGTTTATCGACAACTTCAATTGTTTTGTTAGCAGCTTGATAGAATTCTTTGACTCTCTCTACTAAACCAGTAGAAAATTGAAGCGTAGGAGTTAGAAGTTTTTTGAATCCATCCCACTTAACAAAATCGCCCGCGCGGTTGAAGAAACCACGAAAGGCTGCTGTATGTTCAGCCCCTTGAACATAGAAAGAAAGATGTTTATCGAGCGCAAGTAAATGGTTGGCGTCGGATTCTTCTGTTATCTGGGAGGTGTTACCTTTGATCAAGATTTTGGTCATAGCTTTGCCGAGTAGGAGGTACTAGATCATATATATCCAGTACCATTTTCTCGACAAAATATTAATAAATCACTGACCAGTAATTCCAATTACGTGATTAGTCAATATATAAAAATCTTGATGCGTATCAGTGGTAGTAAGTTTAACCAGAGCTATATTGTAATCTACCAGGGTACCAGTGAAAACTTGATTTGAATCAGTGTATATTGTTACAGTTGATCCTTGAGTTTTATAAAAACTACATAAATCTCTTAACATAGATGGTCGATAGCCATCCATTGGTGAAGGTGGTCTATATCCATCTTCTATAAAATTAAATGATGTCATTATGATTTCCTTCTATCGACTACGCCTGTAACAAACTTACCGAAAGTAGACGATTTATTAGCGATCTTGTCTTTAACCTTTTGAGCAGCAGATACTGTTTCATTAGCACCCGTATCCAAATGTAAAGTAAGATTTCTAGCATCATCTTTACTCTTAAATTTAGATTGGAGTTCTTTGGTGTCATTTTTTAATTGTTCAACACGCGAAGTTGGTAAACCCAATCCAGAAAACATAGAATAAACCTTAATAACATTTTCAGGAGTTTCTGTTACATACATTCCTTTGAAAACACCTTTAGGGTGACCACATAAATCATTGATCATATGGTTGGCATAATCAGTATATTCTGTTTTAACTTTATCCCAGACCGTTTTATTAGCAGCAAGAATATAGCCAACATACTTTGCCTGCTTTAAATCAAAACCTTCTGCCAATAAATTATTAGATAAGTTATTGATGATGGCTTCTGCAATCGCAGTCTCTTCTTGATCATAATTATCAATAGAGAACTCTCCATAAACAGTTAAACCTTCACCATCAAGAAAAACTTTTGAGAACTCCATTGGATCTAATGGTTTAACAGAAGATGGCATAGAAGATAGTCTATTGAAAACATCAATTGGATTGACAATAGCCTTATTAGCAACACCAAAAAATTCCATTTGGCTAACATTATGATAGATAGTTCCAATTTTGGCGTTATCAACTACAATTAGATTATTGACCTTTTTACTTTGAGCCATTTTGGTTAATTTAGACAAAGTTTCCAAGGCATTGGATTTTGTTTGAGTATCTTCGGTATCCATTGGAAGAACCGTAATAACAACTAGTGGCTTACCAAGACCAGATAAGATGTCTACTAATGTTTCACAAGAACCTGCACCAGAACCACCACCTAAACTAAGGCATAAAACATTAACTTGAGAGTTAGTTAGCTTTTCATTAACTAATTGAAGAATTTCTCCACGATGTGCTTCGGCTGCTGCACGACCAATTTCTACTTCCTTGGCGGCGCCGCCCAAACCATATTCCAAAAGTAATTTATTAGAATCGGGGACATCAATATACTTTAAGTCTTGCATAGCTGTGTTGATAACGACAGCATCGTAACCTTCTTTATGGAAGGCTTCGGCTAATCGAGAACCAGCTTGTCCTGAGCCAATAACTCCAAGGACTAAACTCTTTTCTTTCTTCGAAACTATTCGGGCTGCCATATTGTTCTCCTGTTGCTTGGCTTGACTTTTTGCTTTTAGTGCCGCTAATTTATCTACATCGACATTATCGGATGCTTTTACTTCCGCACTTGACACATTATCTACTACTACTTCTTTTTGACCGTCTTCGGTAACACTTGTCGCTGGCATTCTATCTCCTCGTGCCTATTATATCACTTTAACATCCAATTATTAATTTTATACCATTCAACAGTTTCTATAATTCCATCTTTAAATTTGACAGATGGTTTCCATCCTAATTCTCTAATTTTAGATGAATCAATGGAATACCTGAAATCATGACCCTTTCTTGGGTCTTCAATAAAAGAAATTAACTCATGACCTTTGCCCATAGCATTACAGATCTTCTGTATTACTTCGATATTAGGAAACTCCTGATTAGCTGAGATATTATATACCTCATTCGGTTTACCTTGATTCAAAACCGTTAGAATGGCAGCACAGTTGTCAAAAACATGAGTCCAATCACGGATCTGTAGTCCTTGCCCGTAAATAGGTATTTTCTGCTCATGGAGAATGCATTTTATAGCCTTCGGTATAAGCTTCTCTGGTGTCTGACGGGGTCCGTAGTTATTAGAGCTGCGGGTAATGTTATAAATTAACCCGTGCGAAGTAAAGGCAGCTTTCACCAGTAGTTCCCCTGACGCCTTGGCAGCAGAATAAGGGTTTCTAGGATTGATAGGCGAATCTTCGGTCCAAGCCACATCTGATTCAGAGGTTAGTTCACCATAGACTTCATCAGTAGAGATATAGATTAACTTTTCTACTCCATGTTTGACACAAGCATTAATAATAACTTGGGTTCCCAAAACATTGGAGGTAATGAAAGAGTTAGGATCTGTCAGAGAGTAATCAACAAAGGTTTCGGCTGCCCCATGGATTACAATATCTGGCTTCTCAAATTGGAAGATCTTATCTATGATATGTTGATCTCGTATGTCTGCTATATAAAAAGTATGGCTCTTGTGCTCATACGTAATATTAGCTTTATCACCTATACGATCGATACTAACGAATGAATAAGGATGCTTTTCATAAATGGCTCGGCGAATAAAATTGCTAAAGATGAAGCCACTAGTGCCGGTGATAAGAACTTTCTTCATATTTTTTATGGGTAGAGATTATGCTTTGGATTCTTCAAATAATCATCTCCATCCAAGATATAACTAGAACCCCACTTTTTGTATAAGTAATTAATATTATGAGACATAAAAAGTTTATTGGCAGGATTCTTTTTCAAAGAGGCGCTTTCCTCATGAAAAATATTAGTGCTGCCACAATAAACAATTTTCTTATTCATTTTGTAACGAATAGATAAGCATAAATCAACGTCATCGAATGCCCAATGATAATTTTCATCTAATCCTGGTAAACCAGATTTATTGCCTTCCCAAATATTCCTAAAATATTCGGCTTTGGTAACGAGCACTGCTCCAGTAACTATTTGAAACAAACGATTCTTTTCTGCATTCACATCACTTATTTCTTTAGCGCGATAATGAACTGGCATTCGGAAACTGTTATCAAATACTACTCCAGCATGCTGTAAACGATTCGTACCAGTATATAATAATCGACCTCCAACTGCTCCCACCGATGGATCCTTATTAATGATGTCGAGCATATTCTTGATAGACTTCTTATCATTAATGATCACATCATTATTAAGTAGGATAATTAAATCATTATCTTGAGGAGAAGCTTCTTTAAATAGAAAATTCATTCCTGCGGAAAAATTCTGCAAATTATCTTTATATGGAATGACTTTAACATTATTGCCCCAGGCAGAGGCTACAGCTACAGTATCATCTTTTGATGCATTATCTTTGATGAGCCATGTATAATCTAAGCCATTTAGAGCTGGCAGAAGTGATTCTTTAAGTTTTGTTAATTTATCACAACCATTCCAAGTTAGTGTTAGTAAATAAATCATTATAGTCCTAGTCTTAATCCTAACATAGCATTGACAGATCCATCTATCCCTATTTGTAGTGATGGCGCGACATAAGTGTTGTGTAGAAGTGGAACAACTTTACCAACGTTGAGGGCGATTGGAGTGATAACCAATTCTGGTTTTTTGCTAACAAAACCATAACCAAGACCCATTTGCAGTACAGAAATATCCGGTTGAGTTTTAAAGGTGCCATAAGACATAATACCTAAATTCAAACTGGGCGAGACCTCGCCATGGAGCGGTGGAATATTAGTGAGATTAAGACCTCCATCTAAACCCATAAACAAACCTGGATTCCACCAAGACCAAGTAGCTGGCGGTAAGACTTGTTTGGTCTGGGCAGTCTTAATTGGTACTTCATAATCTTTACCATTCACTTTAACAGTAAATTGATTATCAACATAGATTCTTTGATTTTGATCTTGACCAATTACGCTAGTAACATTATATTCTCTTGGAGCAATATTTAAACTCCATGGTGCTTGTTGCCAAGCACTAAATCCTATTGAACCAATTGGAACTTGCAGATTTGGAAAATCTTCATTTAGAGTTAGTTGTTGTTGTTTTAACTGATATCCAAATGGATCTGTATTGGGACAATTAACGGAGCCACCACTAGGGCAAGGAATTACAGTTGGAGCTGTTGGATTTGGATTCGTTGTTCCAGTACCAGAGCTATGAACATTAGTCGCCTGTTGCCCAGAACTGTTAGCAGTGACGGTGTTAGCCGCAGTAATTTGAGCACCCAAGCTATTTAGATTGTCCTGGATAGCCTTGAGATTATCTGTATTACTTTGAATAAAATTATTCAAATCATCTTTAGTAGTATATTGATTGGAACTTTGAACTAATCCATCAATAAGTGCTTTTTGTTGAATATTTTGTTGTTGCAAAGCAGATAGTTGTTTAGCATTATCTAAATCTTTATAGATAAGAAATGATAAAGCCCCTAAGGCTGCCAAGACACCGAGCCAAACGAGAATTTTTGTAGATAATGTCATGATTTATACCTGAATTGCTGGACACCAGTGAATTGCTCTTCCTTCTGGTGTATTATGTTTAACGATGCTATTTCCAAAAGGATCTTTTTTCTTACCATAAACTTGAAAGAAGCCTGAATATTTTCCTTCTGCACCATAAGCATCTTTATAGGTGAGAATGGTTGCGCCCTGTTGCTTATATGAGTCTGTCATTACTTTAACAATAGCTTCACAAAGAATTTTCACTTCATCCTTCTTTAAGAGATTGGATTGACGAAACGGTGATATCTTAGCTAGATATAACGCCTCCGCTCGAATGTAGTTTCCTACTCCAGCAAAAAGAGATTGATCCAATAAAACTTGCCCAATTGGTTTAGTAGAACGAACCAATTGACCAACAATATATTCAAAGTAATTTGGATTAGTTCCCGCTAAATCGTGTTGCAATGGATCCCAGCCTAATTCAGATAATTTAAGATTCAATAAAGCATAGCTATTAACAAATTTAATTGTACCAAAATGTCTTGGGTCATTAAAATAAATTTTAGTTCCATCAGTAAAATCAAAACTGAAACAGGGATGTTTTCCAATTTGGGAAGACCATTGACCAGTCATTCCAAATGTACACATCAAATATTGATTATTACTAAAGATCCAATACATAAATTTACCTTTAGTTTGAACGTCTAATACGATACAAGATGGTTTATTTAATTCATTTTGAAATTCCGGATAACCTTCTGGATCAGAGGAAGCATATCTGCTAGTTGGATAAGTTTCTAAATATTTAACCTGTTTATCTTTCACTAATGGTTTAATCAAATCAGCACTTAATTTTACTTCTACGCCTTCGGGCATTTATATTCTCCGTTACATAAAAATTGTTAGATTGGTAATGATGTTAATAAAACGATCATAATGACGTTTCGCTTTTTCGTAATCTCCGGCTTCTGTATACAGTTGAGGAAATGGATAAACTTGTTCTTTTAGATTGTTAAAAATTATGGCGGCATCCATATCATAAAATTTAGTTAATTCAAAATATAAAGTGTCTTTTACACTTTCAGTAATTTCTAAACGAGGCTTATTGTATCGTTTAGTAGGATCAAATGGAATATTTGAATGAATGAATAGTGGATTTTCTTTTGGAACTACATGCTCATTATTTTTCGTTAATAACAAGCGAATCCACTTTTTACGAGGATGTGTCACGTTAAATTCATATAAATCTACATATTGCCAGTCATCAAATATAAAAATATCTTTGCCTATTTTACATCTGAGAGTCACTTATTAGTAGCCCACTTCTTCACAAAAATTTGTCTAGCTGCGGTGTATAGTTTATGTGTGTTGAGTTGCCCACTAGTTTGTTTACCAAAATGAACAACTGGAATTTCAACTACAAATCGATCCATTTTAAGTCTATTGGCACGAAATCCAAGATCTGTATCTTCAAAATATGCTAATCCAAACTCTTCTGAAAAGATTTGTGGAACAACGGAAGGATCATCTGGTGCTCGTAAAATTCTTAGTTTTTCCCAAGTATTTTTAGAGGCACACAAACACCACCCTGACATATAAGTATTTTTACCTAACAACATACGATTAGCTTCTTGCTTAAAAGAAAGATTATTATCTAATTCACCCATGGTTGGTCCAACTAACCAATTAGACTCACTAAGCGAAATGAGTTCATGAGTCCAATTTTCATGGTTGGATTTAACACGAATATCGTTGTTAAGAAATAGAACATTGGATGCTGTTGCTAAACTGTAACCGATATTACAAGCTTTGGCAAAACCGAGATTTTCTGTATTACGATGATAAATAATTCTTTTGTTAGCTAATAAGTTATTGGATGTATCGTCGGTACTACCATTATCTACAACTATAATTTCATGATCTTCTGGCAATTGTGCTAAATCTTCCAAACAAGCTTTAGTAAAATTCCATTTATTCCAAACTGGAATAACGATACTAAGTACTTTATTCATTACTTATCCCGCGAGCATTGACGCAAACCCATTGTCCGACTGGAAAAATGCGGCGCATCTTATTATTAGGATCAATTATGATGTATGAGTGCAATTCCTGTGAGCCACTATCCCAAGTTAGGACTTGATTTGGTTTAGGCGTATCTACTTTTCTGCCACCTAAAATTATTTGCATAAACTTACAATCCTCTCAGCCGCTTTGGTCCAAGAATAATTAGGAACAAGTTCTTGCATTTTAGGAGAAAACTTTTTATGATAGTCCCCATAGTTTGCAATCAAATCTTTTAGTTTAGCAGCACACTGATCGGTATCGGGATCAAAAACGGCTGCATAAGAAGATGGTTCCCAATATTGCATACGGACATCTGCTCTAATTAGTTTGCCATCGATCAAGATGGAATTGTCATCATTCATGAAATCTAATTGACCACCATAACGAGGAGAAATAACAATCTTATTAGCCGCAAAGCCTTCTAAGCCGGGCATCCAAAAACATTCGGCGTGTGACATAGTGATAACTATATCGCAGGCATTATACAACGGCTCAATATCTGGAATAAATTTGTCGATAACCTCTATCTCTCCATGAGCTTTATACTTGCTTCTAAAGTCATTAAAGATTTCATTAAAATTAACATCAAATGCTGGATTAGGAGACTTTTTAGATATTTTCAAAACTAAACAAACATCATCTTTATTAGTAAAAGCTTTACCCCAAGATTTTAATAGACCTGGAATGTTCTTTCTTAAATGTGGCTGGGCAATATTACAAAGAACCTTATATTTCTTTTTGGTCTTTAAAGGGTATTTACCCAGATTTTGGAAACGTTCTAGATGGATACCATGTGGTACCACTACCTGTTGAGTATCAGGCATGCCGTTATCAGTAAAAATCTTTTTGGAGAAATTAGAAGATGGCAATACTTTATCTACATATTGAAAATATTTAGCGAAAGCGGTTGGTAGTATGGTTGTTTCATAATTCCAAATACCGAATCTATTTTTAGAACCACGAGTAAAATAATTACCAAAATTCCTTAAAGCTGTATATGACAATTGCATATCATAATCAGTATCTAATTTAGAGCCAACTAAACTTTGAAAGTTTTCTAAAGTAACGGATTGTCCTTCATCTAATACACCTTTGAGATAAGGTTTCAAATCGTCAGGAAAATATAGGGTGCCGTTAGTAGTAAATAAATCAACGTGATGCCCTAATTTTATTAATTCTCTAGAAAGATTTTGTGCAACGATAGACCAACTATGATTTTTGCCTAAGAATCCAAACCAACATATTTTCATAAACCTTTCTATATCAAGTCCATAAATTTCGTCTTATTTTCATCAAACGAGCTATCATTTGATCGGTTTTTTCTTCCATCTCTTCTTCGGCAGTTTTTAACACTTTAAACATTTGATCAGCTTCACCATTATCACGAGCTGCCTTGCTCTTCCGTAAATCACACCAACGAGCCAGCAATTCATCGTAAATCTTTTGTTCTTCTTTTCGCCCTACATTCCACCATTGATGGATAGCTCTGGCTTCTTGCAAAGATTCATGCTGCATTTTTAATCCAATATCAGCGTTAATTTGTTCTAAGGTATAATTTTCAGTTAAATCATAAGGCTCTTCTTTTAAATACTCACCTAATAAATTAAACATGGCGTATAGCATTTTGCTACAAACATCAGCCCAGCCGTAACGATAAGCATGATGATTAACTAATTCGCTTTTGCCAAGAGGTTGGCGTAAATCTAGCATGTGATAGCGCCGGCTAGGAATAAAATGAGAAACAAACCAGTAATGAAAATCCTCGAAAGGACGACTAATGCGAAACCAGACTTCATAACGAAGAAAGTCTCCAAAAGTTTCTGCAATCCAGTATTTGACCGGATGTAACTTCTTTACTTCAACGTGCCAATCTTCCCAGGTAGGTCCTTGACAATCAGGAGTAAATTCCCTAGAAGGAAGAGCATTATACGGTCCCCAACCAAGTTCTTTAGGCGTCGGCAATTTTAGAAGCTTGCGTAAATATAGCATGCACTCATGATAAATCTAAAAAATTGGATGTCAAGGGGCGCGTCAGCCTGGACTAGAAGGAGGAAGGTACGGCACGAAGTTAGAACTATTAGCCAAAGGAGGAGCTGCTCCGTATGGATTATTATAAGTGATAACTAATCTAGACATTTTACAAATAGCTGCATCTGTTCCACTTGTAGGACTCAAACTAAGTTGAACTTCATAAACATAATCGGTGGCTCCGGCTGACAATTCAGAACTTAAATCTTTAGATCTAACTAAAACAGCAGAAGTACTTGTTGTTGTTAATAATTGACTAGTTCCAACTAAATTTAAATAACTATTTGTATTAACATTAAATAGTTGTACTTGCGCGACATCAGATCCGTTAGTAGTTTCTAGAATAACTTCTAATTTTATGGAACTCCATCCTTCCATAATAAAAGTATCAAATCTAAAAGTAAAGGCACCAATAGTGGATGGCGTGGAACCATCATTAGAAGCTGTTCCGGCACTTGCATAAATATAAACTGGATTTTTGTACATAAAGCTTGGATCTAATAGTCCATAGCCGTCAAGTTTAGGAATGTATCCATCACTCAAAGGTCCTAGAGAATAAGGGATAGCTCCAATGGTATCATAGATAAATTGATAGCTAAGAGAACTTCCATTACTAACAAGAACGGTGCCACTTACACCCACACCATTTAGTCCAGTACCACCATTAATAACTGGAAGAACACCACTAATATCATTACTCAAATCAACTAGTGCTGAAGGACCGCCTTCATTGGCACCGCTGAACACACTAATTAATTGAAGCATATTTTGAACTTTAACGGAATCAATGAAGATAGGTTGATTATTAAATCCACCCTTCTTTAGGAAAACGTTAACTTGCACTTTAGTGCTTAAAGTTTGCAAAACCTGATCTTGATATAAATTAGTAAAGTTTAAAGTTAATAATCCGGTTGCGTAATCAATAGAGACACCAATTTTTCCATCAACAATAACTCCTGTATATCCATCCGTAGTTAAACCGTTGGTATTGGGTGAGAATGATTGAACAGAAACTGATAATCTTAATTGATCATTGACTAATGCATCTTGAGAAACAGTTGAACAATCTGCAAATCTCATAGCAGGAAAACCAAGTCGTGTAACGCCTGTTCCAGTGTAATCTGCGATAAAATCATTCAATATATCAATAGTTCTTTCAGATCCAAACAAACCGTCTGGAATTTGCAAAACTATAGTTCCAACTTCAAAATCTACTTTATAAAAATATCCATCAGGTCTTTGTAATTCTCCTCCATCACCAATAATCAAATTATTAGGGAAGAAGTAATCTATTCTTCCTGGATCAAATTCTGGCGGAGCTGCATAAGTACTACATTGTACACCTTCAACAGAGCAGACATTTTGAATAAATCCATTTTGAGTAGGGAAAACACTAGGCACTAATTTAGGATTACTATTAGTAACTACAAGAGAATCATCCCAAGTCAAAATTTCTTGTATAACAAAATTAACTGGAGAAGCTAAGAAATTATGTGAAGCAAAGTAACCGTCTGATTCAAAAATATCTGGAAGTGGATGAACACCTAATGGTCTACTCACTACCCCAGAATTATAATCATCTGTTCTATCTACAAATGTTTCTAGTTTAAATCTAATAACGTTAAAAGTAGTTCCAATTTTTGTATACGGATTTGTTGAAGGTGCTGGATAAGTAGATGCTGGCGCAGGAGATAATGTGTTTCTTTCTATATAACTTTGTAAAATATATCCATCATTCAAAGTAATATGAAAGTCACCATCAATATCTGCTCTTAGCATTTGGCAAATTACATCACCATTTAATAATATTTTACTAATTGTGAGTACATCTAATGGTGAATTAAGACCAATGATATCGAATATTCCATAATCAGCATCATTGCTTGGATCCATAATTACTAAATTAAAATCACTAATACCAATGATTTCATTAAATGCAATACTAGCACTAGTAAATTGAGCTTGCGCTGGTGTGGCTGGATTGACAACTAAAACGCCATCATTGCCAGTTAAAATTACATTTCCGGATGAATTAATGAGTTGAAACTGAACGCCAAATAAATTATTGAACGGGCTGGTAAGAGTTAAATAACCATTGTTAGCTACTGTAGTATAACCGTCCGTTACTACGCTACTATGTAATGGTGGTCCAACAGTTAAATCATAGTTCAAAAATGAGTTTAAAATATTAAGATCATTGATGTCTACGATTCCATTACCATCTACATCTCCGACAATCATCGTGCATAGACGAGCATCAGCAATACGATAGTAAGTATTAGCATTATTACTATTTGTAATAATGCGAGCACCTTCAAAATTACCATTTAATAAATTGGTTTGCAAGCTAATGACCGAAGAGTCAAATCTAGTAGTATCAGTTGGATCATCAATAATTTTTATGATAAGTTCGTCATTTACTATCGTAGCACTGTATAGATTAGAACTGATGACAGAATTGAGAGAGTTAAAAAATTTGATATTTCTATCTGTGATGGCTCCAATAATTAATGGCTCTGCCGTATTTTCCAAATTAGTAATATCTATGGTATTATACAATGTAACATTAGGCACAAATTGTTGTCTAGATAAAATTGGATTACCTGTTCTTTGATCAGGAACAGGAACGCTCTCTTGAGTGGTTGCGGCAACAACAGCACGGAATACGTCGTTACCCGTAAACTGTAGGTTGTTATCTGAATAATCTACAGTATTGAGTGTCGTAGGATCTTGAGTAGTTTTTGGAATAATAATTCCATGACCTGATTCATAAGCTTGACCATCTGATATCTTGGCAGCATCTGTCCAAATTCTAAACCATAGTTGTTGATCTGGAATATCTACCCATAGGGTGCTAGCGAAAGTAGTTACTCTTGAATTAGGAATTAAATTACTTCCAACTGCAATCAAAATGTCGCATTGGTTGGCAGCGCCGCTTCGTTGTAAGGCAATAGCGTAATAGTTTCCAGGAACCAAAACATTGCCGCCAGCAATTGGACTATTACTAAACACAAAGTCAACTGGCTGTGGAACTGAATTCAAAACTACACCAGAAGATAGTAAACTATTATAATTGATGCTTATTTGCGCCAGTGGAATATTAGATGGCGCAAAATCGATTGGAGAAGTTGGCGCAATATCTCCCGCACAAGTAACACTAGATTGTAATGGGTAAATACTTACCACTAAATCGCCATTCCAAACCAAATTAGAAGATTCACCAACCACAAGATTTTGAACAGATAATAATAAAGTTACTTTCTGAATATTATTTGTTGTAGCGATAAATTTTTCACCAATTTGTGTAGTAACATCACCACTAGAAATGATTTGATTGCTGAGTACGGACGTATAAACGTTTAGGGTGTCGACGTTGTATAACGGGAGAGCAGACTGTAAAAAGATTGGTAAAGAGGAGCTGCCATCAATGAAAAAATCTCTAAAGAATAAATTTGGTTGCATATCCTGAGCAACCATCAATGTGCTTCTAGATAATGTCATGGGAGCGACATCTTGAATAACGATACGACCACCTAAATTAAAAGATAGGTTAGGATCTCCAATGAAATCATTGAATAAAAGAACTAAAATAGACGCAAAATGTCTTTGACTAACTTGAGTTTCATTTTCTTTAAAATAGAAAATTTCATATTGTAGATTACTTTCAAAATCTAAACCAATAACACAAAGTTTAATGGTACGACGACTAGCCACAGCAGAATTGTTTAAAGTGATAGATAATTGATTACCTAAATTATTGTCGGTGGGCTGATTTTGGGGAGGGATAGCAAGACCATCCAAAAATCCGGATACCAAACTGGAATCAAAAATGACATTTTGAACCAAATTTTCTGGTAAAATACCTGTGCCCACATGGTTGTCAATGGTCGAAGATTCGATAGTATTGTTAAAGTTCTGCTCCAAAGTTAGATCAGTGTTATCAACCTGTTGGGCATCAAACCAGATATTTTGGACAGCAGATACGGGATTACGTTTGGTAGTCATTTCTCTCTCAACTAATATACTGGATAAACACCTTAGAGTTAGCCGGCTTCAATATATTTATCAGTGTTTCTAAATTTTCTTTGACCTGTATATTACTACTAACTATACCAAAAGAATCCAAAATATTAACTGAAAAATCAAAAGAACCAGTCTCTCTATTAACGATGGTGGTAAAATATTGATTTAAAATAACAGTGTTTGCAAAATCTAGTAGATAAGTAGTATATAAATCACTAGTAACTGGAAAAACTGTATTCAAATTACTGCTGTAATTGACATCTATTGGCTCTCCGTAAGGTGCATAAATGGGACGAGATATGTTGCTTATTCTAAAATTGTCTATTAAGCTGAAAACAGGGCTTGTTCCATTGTATTGAGTTCCAATAAATAGGTCATTAATTGGATCTTTAAAAGTAATATTCTCTAATAGTCCATAACCATCTATTTGATTAAATCCGCCAGGAGCCGAGGCACCCCAAACAGCCGGATACTCATTATATACGGTATTTCCATTATAAGTGACATCCGTGTATTGGTAACCGTCTAAAAATAATCTTAATTCATCGGAACCAATACCTCCATTAATTTTGTAACTAGCCTTAACTCTGTGCCAAGTTCCTTTTGCCCAACGAGTTGCCGCATTAACTACAAAGTTAATACCAGAAGCTGTAATGGAAAAATTCATATATCCAGCAGCATCCTTGAAAATAGAAATACGATCACCTTGTAATCCTTGAGGAATGTAACTAACTATGACATTAGAGTTTTGATAAGGTAACTTTCTATTTAATCTAATAACCTGTGTGTTTAACTTCACGTTATTATTATTAGTTGACTGATAAGTGACAATCAATGGTAAGTTACCAACAGGAAGTAAAGTTCCTAGAAATATCGTTTTTTTATCTGAGCTAATAGAGCCGCCATCAAAATAATCAATATTGCGGGCATCTCCCACTATTTTAACCGTAATAACTTGTAAAATAGGATTAGATACTTTAATGGCGTAATTAGATATGCTAGTTCCGGTTTCTTGGATAGCATTCTGAGTGTCAATTTCTAATTTTCCACCTGCAAAATAATCGATGCGTGGGTCACCAGCCTGCAAAGTAACACTCAGAATTTTACTAGCGGGTGCAGAAATTTTAACTGATGTATTACTGACACTGACCGCTTCCGTCACAACTGCACCATAAGCATCAAAATAATATCTATTTACAGGATCATTTGCAGTATCGAACAATGGTGACATCCAAAATTCAATAGTTCCTTGCTTAGTTGTATCCAATATTCCTTCATTTGGAATTAAAATTGGCTTGTCTAACATAACTAAACTATTTCCAAAATTTTCATTAATAACATAAGACGATTGAAAATGTTGTTTGTCGGTATCAGGATTCATATAAAACTTAGCTGAATTTATAAATGGAAAACTACCAAAACTAATTAACATCAAAGTATTATTATCCGATTGCAGCGGCTTAAGAGAATTAAAATCTTTAGTAACAGAACGTTGATTGGCAGGAATTGTTTCACCCACTCTAGTATCAGTCAACATAGTAGAATATATTTTTGTTTGATCTATAATTCCATTTAGCTGACGATGACCTTCAAAATCACTTCCTAAATAAACATATTTTCTAAAAGGAGCAATTCCTATTTGCAAATAAGTATAATATGATAGTTCATAAAATCCTTGTGACAAGAAATATGCTTGAGTAGGTAAAATATTGGTTTCAAAAGTAAAATAACCATTTTGCAAACCGCTTCTATAGGCAGTGACATTAATAACTTGATAAACTCCACCACTGAAAGAAGGCAGTGGCAGGGCTGTCGCTACATTGGTTGGACTAATTGTCAACGAATGCCTATCAGATGAAATCCCAGTAATAACGTAATATCCCGCAACTGAAGGTGGAGAATTGATGATTAAATAATTATTAACATCAAATTCACTAAATAAATTCTCTTCATCAGTGACAACTCCATAACCATCGCTCAAATAAAGATTAGTACCGCCACCAATATTATAAGAATATCTAACAACTGGAACTAATCCACTAAACTCACTATGAGTGATTGGATATTTTTCTTTTACTACAAGTGTTACCAAATTTTTAGAAGTATTGATTGGAGTACCAACAACATTTATGTAATTGATTTCTATGAATGGGCTGGCGAAATCTAATGTTCCGTAATCAGTAAAACTAATTGTTTCGCTGATGGTTAATGCACCCACGATACCATTGATGGTAACATCAACTGGAGAAGAAAAATCAACATTATTACCATTAAGTGTAATGCCAATCGTTCTGCCATTTTGAGAATTAGAGGGATGGGCACAAGGTAAATTATTTGATGTGAAAACACCGCCACTTAATGTTGAATTGGCAGGACCAATAGCCGTGAGAGGTAAAATTATTTTTGTAATTCTAGCTTCATCTAGTGAAATAGGAGGTGGTAAATTAGTCATCAATACATTTTCTAATTCATCACTCCAGACATAATATGATTGTGTTACTTTTCTGAAATTCAATCCTAATGTTCTTATTAAAATTAAATCTCCAGCATAAACATTATTATAAACGGTTAAAATATTATGAAAATTAACATCTTGTGAAATAGAGTAAGATGGTCTAACTGCACGAACTCCCGGTATTTCATTCTCTGTAGTAGAATAAACCTGGAAAGTTGTACCAGAAATAGTTATTGATAGAGGATCATCTAACGTAAGAGAATTTCCAGATACTTGTACAATGGTATAAATATTCTCTAAACTAGAATTGTCTATTCTTATTAAATATCCCGGTAATACATTTTGTGTAGTGAAATCAGTACCAGATGATGTAACCACATTATAGCCATCAATTCCTGATAAATCATTGCCCGTAACAAAAGTATGTATAGTAGAAACGGCTATATTGGGAACGATATCAATATCGTCCATTACCATAAATTGAGTCTGATTAACAGAAAATTTACCGTCAGTTAAAGTAATTGGCATTGGAGTATCAAGTGTCAATGTTTGACCATTAATATTCTCAATAGTATATCCAGTTGGAGAGAATCCTGGTTCGTTGATAAAAATGGTATCACCAATAAAAATATGATACGAACTAAAATTTAAGCTGGATGTAACATTTATGTTACCTGCATTAGTATGTAAATCAACTGAAGATACAATATCTCTGGTGGTCGAACCAAAAATTTCATCTACGTTAACTGCTCTAAATTTTTCATGGAGATATGGTCGTAATTTTTGACCATATTTTATAATGTTTGGAACTTCCAATCCATCCAAGAATAAATGGATTTCGTCACGATTATTACGAGTATTTAATTTCCAAGAGGCTGCTACTTGATGAGTGTCACCCGCTCTCCAAGAAGAAACATCTGCACTAACAGAATACGAAGTTTTATTTTTATCAAAAACTCTAAAATTCATATAGCCGGTCGCGTCTTTGAAAATAGATAGCCTACTACTAGATGGTGTGTCACCAAAATCTAGAATATAATGTTCTAAATCTGAAACAAAAGTGATGGTATCATCAAAACTTCCACCACTAGTAATAGAAAAATTAATACTATTAGTTCCACTAAAAATAGTCATATTAGAAGGTTGAGAAGGAATCGATTTAGAATCGTAAAAATATCCATTAGAAGTTATTTTGAATTTATAACTAGAGCTGGCATTAATATAACCATCGATTACTCTCACATACCATCTAAAAAAGCTGCCAGATATATCTTTGTTGTAATAAATAAAGATTCCATCTTTATTAGTATTTGGCGTTCCTGTTACCCCACTATTTTTATTAACAGTAAAAGTCCCATTGGTAACATCTGGGTGGTATTCGGCTCCTCCAATAAATATTTTGTTAGAAGCTATTGGTAAACCATTTTGAAGGATATTGAAAGTTAATTCAGCATCGTTATCTAAACCGTTCCATTGTGGAATAATCCAAGTTTCAAAAGTACCCTCTTCAAATCTAAGATTAGAGTTAACTGGAAATTTGACTGTTTGATCTGTACTATTAATCAATGCACCATTATCATATTTTGCAGGTATTAATTGAAATGAACCAGTGGTAGTTAGTTCTTCCGGATTCAAGAGACTAGTACCCAACGTCCAACTTTGGAAAGCATCTTCAATTACTTCTGGTTCTATGTGAGAGATAACTTGCCCAATATTTTTAATAGCAGCTACAGTAGGACCTTGAACGAAAGAAGTTAATGCCGCCGTCAATGCATCGCGATATCTCTCACGATCCAAAGTAACATCAACGGTCGCTAAAGAAGGAACATTTACCAAGGTTCCAAAATTTTGTACCAATGCGGTTCTTAAGGCACCAGCCTTATAAGAAACATAGTATGTTGTACCTATTGGTAAATTAGTGTTAAGTCGAAAATCTAAATAATTATCTCCATATTCATAACTAATTAATATTTCATCCGCTAAATAAGTGTAATCAACAAAATAATCTCCCCTATTGTAATCAACAACAATGCGAGATAAATTATCAATGGTAAATATATAATTAACACTAACTTGGTCGCCTGCCATTGGAGAATGGATACCAAATAAAATAAGCTTAAGAGGATTTCCTGGAACTATTGTTCCTACACTACCCCACAAATCAGCACTATCTGATATCCTAGTAACAGTAAAGGTATAAGTAATATTTGGTGAAAGACGCGGAATATTTTCATTAATCAAAATATAATAATGAGTACCATCAAATTGAACATTGGTAAAAAATTGTTTATTGATACTGCTTACGCTAATGTTAAATCCACTACTAGTGCTAACAGAAGCAAAATTATACGGAACTGAACTAAATAGTAAGTCGTCGTACTCATAAACTGATCTGACAAATTTTACTTGATTAGTAATTCCAGCTAGAAAACTGCTACTAAGAAAAATTCCTACTGCTCCATTGAGTATTTGGTAAGGGGCGGAAGCATTAGCATTCAAAAATAATTCATCTGAAGGATCAGGCACTTGTGGAGTAATAGTTCCATCACCAAATGAAGTTACAGTAAAATGTTTATTTTTAGGATTTAAAACGCTAATTTGATAATAGAGGTCATCCACACTAATTAGGTGTGGAAACTGAGGAATCACGTCATTGTTTTTATAAGTGACAGAACCAATATTAAAACTTTGAGATAAAGAGGCTACAACATAAACTATACCATTAATATAGTCAAGCATATAGTCACCAGTGTCTAATAGTCTGGTTAAATTAGTTGATTCATCAAAATCTTTGTTGAACCATCTTTCTGTTTTAAAAACATTAGCATTGGAAAAAACTGCACTTGTATTGAAAGATGAGGCTAATGAATCTTGAGTCGAAGATATTAAAGTATTATTATCCAGGAAAATTTTGAAAATTCTCAAACTAGAAGGGTTAGATAAAGTGGTGTTGACAAATAATAATTCATTACTGACTGTATTAAATGAAGCTCTTTCTTCTGTTTGAGAAACAATGTTAGGTGGTTTATTATACAAAAAATAAATGTTGTTATTATCCCATCGATCTAAAGTATAGATTTCGCCAGATGTTTCATTAAAAATTTGGAATACGTCAGTGATAGGTCCATTTTGGACTTGTAACACATTAAGAGCCGATATTCTATTGGTGATTCGCTCCTGTAAACTTTCTTTATGTAAATCAACTTGATAATCAGTGCCTGGTATTAATACCTCTTCATAATTAAAAGTAATATCACCAGCTTGATTAACTAAACTTCCAGTAGGCAAAGAGACAAAATCTAATGAATCAGAATCATAAACATAGTCAATCTCTGACTGATACGTAAATCTATATGTATAAGTTGCTAAAGGTGGAAATGGTCCCGTTCCATCATTATTTAAATTCGCTCCAAAAACATAAACTGTTCCAGTTGAATAATCGACAGAATATTGACCCGGAATAAATGGTAGGGAGGCTAATGAAAATGGAATTTCATTAACGAAAGCTGGATGTGGTGAGCCTGTATTAGAATTAGGATCTGTAAAAGTTACTCCTCCTACAGTAGCGATATTATTATTGACATCTGTTATAGGAGCATGCTTCAAAGAAAAAATATTGATAATAGGCGGAATAACTTCTCTGATGGAATTTAAATTAGTATACGAAACTACTGTAGTTGGATCTACTACAATTCCTAAATTTTTAGATTCGTACTGTACAACAACATTAATAATGTTGTTCAAAGAAAAAAGCGGATCATTCAGAATAAGCTCGCTTATTTTAATTTGATTAACACCAAGTGGTAAATAAGTAAAGCTAAACTCTTGATCGTATCTGGAATTTTGAATTTGATATCCCAGTTTTGAAATATCATATGTGTAAACTTGATTACTGGTATTTAAATTAAACGTTATACTATCTACTCTAGTAACTGGCGAATTATTCAAATTAAGTGTGAAGGTATTGATATTAAAAAATCCAGCCACATCGATAGAGTTAGCGGTTAGTATATCTGTATTAATTTGTCTTTGAAGTGTGACCGGATAGTTTGGAAAATTAGTGAATTGAAAAGTATTACTAACATTTGTTCCAGTAGGTGTTCTTCCTACTCTAATAATTTCATAGGCACTTTCTTCATTTAATCTATCATAGGCACCCGCACCACGAGTTTGTTGTTCATCGGTAACGGTAAAACTAAGATAGTTTTCGTTGCCTGCCTGCCTAATATCATACAGGGCTCTAGATAAATTATTAGCCAACGAATTGATGTATTTAGAAACCAACGTATCACTACTATCAGCCGTATTATAAATATTGCCTTGAAAATAAGAGTTCAGATAATTTTTAATCACATTATCAGGATCTTGTGGAGCTGTAATTAAATATTGATTAGCTACTCCATTTTCCATAATAATTGCATCACCATTTAGAGACTCGAATGGATATTGTGAAAGAGATTGCAATTGAACAAAATAAGTTGCTAATGGTGTTAGTGGTTGACAAACAAGAGATAACGTACTACCGTTTATTTTTATCTCTAAAACTTGAGAGTCAGGAATATTAATAGTATTAGCAATAATTGAAATGTTAGAAGGAATAAGATTAGAGGTTAAAGCTTCGGTAAACACAATATTGATATTTGTGCTATCTATGGCTGTAGCGCTAATTATTCTTAGGGTTTTCATATTATCTAGTTTCTGTATTAATTATTATATTATTTGCAGAAAAATATTGATTATTTTGTGCCTGTACTTGTAAAACGGTACCAACTTCACCAGTAACATTGAAATACAAGATTCTAGCTCTTGCTATACCTGAAACTGCTTGTGCTACATTGATTAGAGTTGGCTGATCCACGATTTGACCCAAAGTAGTTGTAGTAAGAGCGGTAATCAATTGATTATTTAGATTTTGTATGATAGTAGAGGTAGAGCTAAGCATAGTTGGATTGATAACGATATTCATAGTCAAATCCAATTCAACTTCCTGAGCTGCCTTTACCAATACATCGGCATTGATTGGACGAGCGGCTTCTACATTAAAAGTTACTGTAGAAATTAGACTATTGTAATTGTAGTTAACTACAATTCTTTCATTCTGTTTTGGTGCCGTATAATCATAAAAAACAGTATAACGTGCGCCCAAATTTGGTTGATTAAAAGAACTAAGTGCAAGTGTAGTAGATTGAGAGCTATTAAAACCACTGGCTACATAAATCTTATTGATCAATGCAAATATCTTATTAGTATATAACGTTCCATTTTGAGTATATGATAAATTTTCTGAATCATTAGTAGTTGTATAATAAAAAGTTGCTTGCAGAGAATCTCCCACAGTTGGTAAATTATTTGGAACAGTATTTATAGTATTAGTAGTGGTACTAGGTAAAATAAAGCTTAGCGGAGCTAAACTTGGATTTTCATTCATTTCATCAGAATAAAATAAATTACTTTGAATAGTAGTACCTTCTACATCGTAATTGACCAATGTTTCTAGTACGCTACTATTAGTTGGGCTGGCAGTTACTACTTTAGATACTCGAATAATTTTAGCAATCTTAATATTGGAAGGGATAGTTGCAGATGAACTTAATGATAGAGCTGTACGTAAAGCACCAGTAAGATCTTGCTTAAGACCAGTGCTAGTTGCTGTAAAAACAATATTATTCGCTTTAGCTAAAGTCGTTCCATTAATAGTAATAATTCCGGTGTTGGTTACTTGGTCCGTGGTAGTTGCTACTAGACGAGTTGGTGCTTTTCTAAGATTCTGAAAATTAAAAAACATCGTAAACACTTGTTCACCAGCAATTGCAGATGGACCAATCGGAATGATTACCCTATTATTTGCCAAATCAATGGTACCAGAGTAGTTCCAAATTTCCTGACCGTCTAATAATCTTACTACAGATATTTGATCAGCAGTAATATTGTTAAGTATATTAGTAATATTCATTGCATTAGAATTAAGGTTGTATGATAAAATATCATAAACGCCATCATTATTGCAATTAGTATTTCCGGATAAAATGGTTGGGACCTCAATAACTACTTTATTATAAATCAAATTTGGTAGCGTATCGAAATTGACTGATAAGCTAGAAAAAGTAGCTGTGCCGTCATTGTTATTAACTACGTATCCATCTGTTCCAGAAAACAAAACAATATTTGTATTTGGTTGAATAACACTAAATGTTAAATTAGATTCAGTGATGATGTTATTTAGTGGTACTACGAATTTTCCTGAAATAGGATCAGTTCCCAATACATCAGATCTAATATGAATTGGAGAATTACTATAAACGAACGGCTGGAATCGTGAAACATCGGTAGCGTAATAAATTACCAAAACCCTATCTGATTGAAGTGGGTTATTAAATCCAGAAAGAATAAGTTGATAATTACCATCAGAACCAACTGCGATCGTGCCTGGATGGTTGGTACTCCATAATTGGTAGCCATCTGCTAATCTTATCACTGATAAAATTTGTCCAACTACTAGACCAAAATCAGTGTTCGGTAAATTTAATTCGACATAATATTGATTACTCAAATTTAACTGAACAGTTTGATTCTCTCTTCTAGAAATATTTGCAATACTAAAATTATTGAATCCGTTATTGTTATTTAAAACGAACCCATTGCCCATTCTACTAGACGGAATGGTAGTGGTTGCTTCATTAAATAAACTTGGAATACTGGAAATATAATTAACTGATAATATTATGCTGCTAGCACTAGTATTAAGTAAGGATGTAGGAATAGTGATTTGAGTTCCATTACTACTTCCTTGTGTAAGAGTCGAGCTAAATACGTTTGTACTATTTAATGTAGTTGTAACATAGTTGCCAGCTATAGCAGTAGTATCAGTTGGAAGAATAATAGTTGTAGTAAATACAATATAAATACCCGCAACCTGTGAAATATTAGTTATAATTCCATTATTTTGTGGTGTGCTAAATAATTCAACATTAGAATTTTTAAGTTTTATTGAATTAACAGTCGTGGTGGCGACCGCAAGATCATTAATTACTACAGCCAATCTGTTTGTATAGCTACCCGTAGTAATTATTGTCACATAACCATCTGCTTCTACGAAAGAATTAGCTGAGATAACAGTTCCAATAGGTTGACTAGAAGTGCCTACAAAAAAATTATTACCAACTGTTTCTGTAAATAATATCTTCTCATTTACAACAGCGGACGCGTAGCCCCAATCTATACTATCGGTTACTGGTCTTGGATTTTTAGTATCTACTAACCCATCATAATCAGTGTACTGATCGAAATTAATAACCCAGTTATAATCTACTTGGAGCAAATCACTTGGAGATGGCAATGTATTTCCAGAGATTTGAATTCTACCCGTAGTATTATAGGTACCAGTTTGATCGTAATTTTGATTAGTGATAGTATATCTTTCACCCGTATTAACGTTATAAACTCTAGTTACATTGGTAGCTGGAGTATGTAATAGTTGAATGAGAGATCGATCTGATGTAACGGTACTATTTTCATTGGTGATTGAAACTATTTGTTGAACTTGAGGTATTTCAGTTATCCCAGTGAAAGTGGTAGCATCTTGACCATTGAACTGACCTTTAACTAAATCTTCTGAAAATAAAGATATTTTATTTGAGATCCAATGAAAAGTATCAAATCCCCAAGGACTACCTGCATAGACGCCAGTATCTGGTAACAATGCATAATTACCGAACACTCTACCTAAAGAGTCTATACTTTTAGGTTGAAAATTAGATCCACTTAATGATCCAGTAACTTGTAGAATACCGCTTACAGGTTGAGCTGGCACTTCACCATTAGCGATGTCATTAATTCTTTTCTGATTGACAGTTAGTCCGGCATCGGCTGCAATTTGTCCTAAAACAAAATTATTATTGACACTAGTGGGATCATTATTATTACTTTTATCTTGATAAATAAATGTATCTGAGTTATTGACTAAAGTAGAGCCTAAAACTACAATATCTACTTTCCCACCCGAACCTTCAGAAACTACAGTGGGAACTCCATTAATAGTATTGACAATGGAGCCGTCTCTTGTCATTAATGGGTCTCCAGGTTGCACTACATACGCATCATTGACGCCTGTGGTGCCTAAGGCGACGTTTAAATAACCCAAAGCAGTTCCGACACTAGAACCACTGAAAGTGGCTAGAACACGGTTCCTGAAGGCAGCATCGGTCTCTTGATCGGTACCACCATTAAAAGCATTGACGTTAGTTACATTACTAACACCAGGAATATTAGTTGTATTTAAGGCAAATGAACCAATATTTCCAATAGTTCCAGGAGAGGTAGCCGTTACCGTTACTTGAACAGCTAGGGTATCAGTAATGCCGGCAAAAGCTAATTGGGCACTAAATTTAGAAGCAACTGAACGATAGAAGTTAATAGCGGAAGGAGTTACTGCTATGCCATTGACTACTCCAAAGCTAGTTCCATTATTAGCAACAACAATAGCCCCGGCATTGATATTGATGGTGGCAGTGATGGAGGAAAAAGTTAATAAGGCAGTACCAGATGAGGGTGTGGATTGTTTTCTAGTTAATCCATAATTGGTTGATAATCTATCTAAATCAGAACCAACTACCAATCTAAGTGATTGCTTGCTAGAGACTCCAGATAATTCATCATATAATAAAGATAATTGGCTAGCAGGGGCGTCGACAAATAAGTCTCTAGCGACTGTGCCTGGTTTGGTATCAAGATTAGGTTGGGCTAATTGAAAAAAATCTAACAAACTTAAGATAATTTCATTTACGCTGCGAATAGTTACCATATATTATCCTTAAGAAGTTAATTCTTCATATCGTAGAAACATTAAATGCTGTTGTAATTGGTTTCATTCCTTTAGTGAAAGCCTTTACTATAACAGAAAATAGTCTAGGATCAACTTGATTTCTAACTATAGATATATCAGAAATAGCTGCAATTTGTTCATCAGCACTAACGCTTTGAGCAGATTTAACTTGTATTTCTTGTAACTTCTGTAGATTTTGTAAAGATGTAGTTAATTGAGATTTAGCTACTTGAACTAAAATAGAACTAGAAAAGGGACTTCCAATAATTGTTTTACTCAAAAAAGAACCGTACCAAGGATACATTGGATTACTTCCAGCATCCGTTAAACACATTTTAAGGATATCCTGAATTAGTTTTTCACTATCTACGACTTGCTGTAAAGCTCCGTTAGTGATAACCAAATCATTATTAATTATTTTAAGATCAAACGACATTTATGGAACTCCTACCTTCCCTAATGCTAAATTATTAGATAAATCCGTAGGTTTATCATTACGAAGATGGAGAGGAATATAAGCCATTATTATTGTGAAAATCTAGATATATGGCATCCATAAGTGCATAAAAATCTTTTACAGTAGATGTTAATTCTTGAAGAGATGCTGAATAAGAATTAGCTGTTGGAAGGTTACTACTTTGTCCCTTAACAGTAGTCAAAGCGGTTTTCATTCTTGCCTGGGCGTCAAGATCTAACAATCCAATCAAACTTTCGATTTTGATAAAATTGAGCGCTCCGATTATGGCTACAATATCACATAAACCAAACCCGCTAAACTCACCCATAATTATTTCTATGGTACGTAAGGCATCATTAGCTTTACTTAATACACGAGTGCGTCCCATTGTACCAGTATCCAATTGTTGTTGATTATTGTCTCCTAGACCAGAAGCAGTATCGGGTCCAAAAGTAACTGAACTATGAGCCAATCCATAATTACCAGGATCTGGTGCGCCAGTAACTGTTGCGGTCTGGGAATTTATGTTATTCGTTGCTGCCCTCGCTAAAGCTAAAACGATATTCGCATCTTTGGTGGTAACCAAATCTCTATTAATGACACTAGGCAAAAAGATGCCTTGCACAGTAGATCCGCCCTCTGGACCAGTCGAAGAAGGTGCTGGTAACCAATAATATGCGCCTTGTGCTTTTTTAATGATCTTTTGGGCATCCACCAATTTTTTCATCATGGTACGAATAGTATTAACAGTATCCACAAATTTGTCTTGATCAGTTTTATAAAGATGACTAGGATTATTAGTTAATTCTAATAAATCTTTCTTGTTAATAGTAGCGATGGTGCTAACATTTTTGATCAAATCTAAGATGGCTTGAGTATTTGTACCTACCGAAGCCTTTTCATTCGTTACCATCGTTCTATCGGTAATTATCTTTTCTATCAATGGACGTTTTACGCTCGTAGTGGCGGACACTTTGGTATAAGTTTCATCTGGAACAAAAGGAACTGCTATTAAATTAGATTGTGGACAAACTGTAAAATCTATTCTAGCATCAACCATGAATGGAACAATTATATGAGCTCTCTTCCCTAAATTAGCAGGAGAACTGGTAGCACTATTTATGTTACCATTGGCATCTTGATAAAGACTTAAAGTAATAGAAGCCTCCCCAACTAATCCATTGATGTCAGGAGTATAAGTTTGATCACTTATATTGGTATCGAGCGCCTGATCTGCTGGCATAATTGTTGTATTGGAAAATGGTGCAGAAAATTTTCTTAATGTTTGTGTTCCACCTGACGATAATGCTAAAACTCCGGCACTAACGACAGTTGGATTTGCAAATACTTTTAACATGGTTTGATTAAACTCTTCACGCTGTTGAGAAAGCGCATTGAACTTATCATTTTTATCGTGAGTTTTTGCTATATTCAATTTATAAGTAGTATCGACCGTTCTACCAGTAGTATAGATGATATCCAAACCTGGATTATAAATTTGATCACCATTGGCATTAGCAACAGGAAGACCTATCCATCTATAAAAAGCATGACATCTACTTTCCTGTGGGGTTCTTTCCATTTTAGTTAATCTAGGAAGACCAGTAACATCAATTGGCATGATTTTTTCAAGTGACTGAATAATACTTTGGTTGGCATCAACGTTCGCATAGCTACGAATAGCATCTAACGGTACTATCCAATCTTTATAAATTTGATCAATATCGATTTCAAAATTTTGATCATCTTGAGCTGTTGCCTGATGGGGAGAAGCAACTTTGGATGGATCAGCAACTTTGGATGGATCAGGCATTAACTACCCCCTTGACCCTTACCACCATCTCTAGAGGTATCACCCGGATCTCTTCTTGGTTGAGTACCACCAGTATCACCCACACCAGAAGAAGTTCCTGGAGGTCCAGAAGAACCAGAAGAGCCTGGAGTTCCAATTCCACCATCTTCTCCAATGGTTCCTGGAATAGAGATGCTTGGAGCGTAGATGAATTGGTAATCTAAAGTTTGTAAAGTATGTGTTGGAGGTAATGAAGCGCCAGTGTTTGCTGGGGCAGGCAGAGTATTGGTACAGAAAAAATTATTATCAAAAGCAATCATTAATTGACCACTACCAGGATCAGTTCCCGTTAGAGTAGCAACAAAGGACTTGTAACCATCATAAACAAAATTACTTATGGTTCCGAAAGTAATATAAGAAGAAATTCGAGCCGCGATATTGGCACCAACTTCAGCCGAAAGTCCTGCCGTCAATGGCAAATTATTTTGCTCATTAAGAACTACTGTTACAGTAATGGGTGTACTAGTAAATTGAGTTGATGGAGATGTAACAACACTACTGCTACATGGTGCAAAACCAATTCCTACCATAGCTGCTAATGCAGAATTTGTATCTGCCTTTAGTGAATTTAAAATAACATTAGAGGTATTTTGGAAGTTTGTTACTCCTGTTGGATTCATATCATTTCTTAAAGTATTAACTGCGGCAGTCAACGCCGTTTGAGCCGCAGCGGTACTTGGGAAAGTTTGTGTGCCGGCAGGAAGACTAAATGGTTGGTTGGGAGGAATGTTAGATGGACGTGTCGGACTAATAGAGTTTGGACTCTTTAATAAAGTTTGTAATTGTTGAGTTTTTAATCCAACATCGCCTGCCAAAACGTTATTAACGAATTCTCTATTTAAAGCTACGTCCGGGATACATCCTAAAGTAATGAGATTTTTTTGTAATAGAGGCGCAATGTTAGGTCTAAAAGTATATGTTGCATCAATAAATGTATAACCATCACTGATTTTTAAGACAGGAGAAGCGCTTGACATGGCTGGCATCGTTAAGAAATTTTCTAACGTAGCTTGACCTGTGCCAACAAAAGCTTGAAGCTGAGTAATACCATCATCTTCATATCCCAAACCACCGACAATGTTAGCTACTGCATTATTAACAGTTTGAATGCTATTATCTGCTTCAATTAAATTTGTACTTGGAACATTGGTCATGATGCAATTTTTAAATCTAATGTAACGTGCAGTGCCAGATGTTCTTCCCCAAGCTATTGGATCATAATATAATCTTAAATCGATTTGATATGGTGCTTGAGCTGGAGCAGTTTGCGCGTTATAAACAGCATCTGTTGGAAAGAAGACTGGTTGTGGAGTTACACCCGTTACATCGAAAGCATTATAGATATTGCTGAAAGCCTGTCCCTGTGTTTGTTGATTATCATAAAGTTGCCATTGTTCATTTCTAATAGCAACATTAAATGGACCAGTTGGTAATGGTATAGTTGTCTCAACTTCAACTAATGGAAAATATTTAAGTGTACCAGTCATATTTGTATATTCAGTCTTAACAATTTCTGGACATACATCTGGTGTACAACAACTATTTTGATCTCCTGAACCGCCATCCGAACATGGTGGAATGTGGAATATTAGATTTAAAATATCTTTGATAATTTGTATAATAGTGTCAAAAATAGACAATAGAACAAATAGATTCTGGAACACGCATAATTGAGCACCTAATTTAGCTACGATAGCTAACACTCCATTAGCATCACCATATTGAAAAGCTTGCTCTAATCCCAAAATGTTTTTCAATAAGTACTCAATCATCGCAATGATTTTATTAATAATATATTCCACCAAAGCTAAAATAAGTAACAATAATGATATGATCATTATAATGAATGCAAATGGGGGAAACATATTCAAAAAAGCTGGAATACACTGTGTTAATAATCTATTGATAGCTGGAATCAATTTAAACGGATTCATTAAAGCACAGAGTACTTCAATAATACAAATGATAATTTCCAAAATAGGCAAAAAGAATTTATATAACATTAAAAATGGCATGAATTGATCTAACAATTTCATGATTCCATCAAAAATGTCTTTGCCAAAATTGGCATTGAGTTGAGGCATCAATGGTCCGGGAGGAACCAACAATTGAATTTCATTTAAAATATCTAATAAATCTTCTGGAAAGCCAGCCGGAAAGGGATTAAAATTTGGTAATTGAATTGAAAAAGGTATTCCAAACCCATGAATGGCTGGGGCACTTGAACCAGTTGGTGTTACGGTTGCTGTAGGAGTACACGGCATTGTTGTAATAGTTTATATATCAACTTATTTATCTTCCCCTGGCAACTTTGGCTCTAATGGACCTTTTACTATGGTATCAACTCCTAAAGTAACTTCCAAATCGTCTGTCATCTTTACTGCCCAGGATAAAATAGTTTTGTCTAATTTTTCAACTTCAACATCTTCCACATCATAATACATCATGATTCGTTTAGCAAGTTTCCACAAATCACGATGAATCTCATCATTAAGCTGAGCATAAGAATATTGCTCATCCCCTGAATCATTATCATCACTAATAGCTTGCCTAATACTAGATGCCAATTTGGTTAAACCTTGTCCTTGAGCCTCTTCAGCTTGAGCCATTAATTTACGATAAATAGTTAAATTTAATTTCATATTTTCCTCATATTGAACCTAGCAATGGTATTACTGGTCGTTGTAAAATATTAACATTTGGGGCAGAGATGTCTATACTAGTGTCAGAAGAAAGGGTCATAGCTGCCTTGGAATGTAATTGCATTTTACCAGGAGTCATTACAGTCACGCCTGTATCGTCACATCTAATCATGTGACATATGCCGCCGCTTCCTAATATTCTCAAATCTAGGACAGCCCCTTTAACTGAGTTATCTTGGCTAGCAAATCTACTGTCCCCTAATACACCAAAACCGCCAACTTGAAGAAAAAAATCTCCACCAGTAGCCGCAATTAAGCTTCTACCATTTATATCTCGTCCCAAATTGATAACAGTCCCACCGGCTGTATCCAACCACAAAGATTGTCGATCAACTGTGTTAGCTCCAATATTAAATTCTATTGAGCCATCAAAATTAATAGAACCACTACGACCACCCGCATTCGCCCCAGAACCAGAAGTAACAATGGTACTGGATGCCACATTAGTTAGTTTTGGAATTCCAGAGTAACTAACATCAATAGGTGTTATGCCTGGCTCTCCGGGACCACCATAACTAATGAATTGGTTATTCTGATGCGTGAAACATGTTTGTAGAATGTCGTGATAAACCATACCATGCTTGATTGGAGATCCAGTTAATCTATCAATTGGGGTAATCTGAGTATTTCCATCTGTTACTTTAATCGAGCCTCGGCTTTTATCTGAAGATGGTAAGAAGCCGGCATCACCAGCAGATAAAGCTGGAGAGGCAAAAGAATCTTGATAAATATCGATTCCATCAGTTCTATAAACTAGCTTATCTGGATTACCGTTATCGTCAGAACCAAAAGTAGAATAATTTTCATATCTGGTTAACAGTGGCACGTTACCAGTTTCACTCGACGCCGGAACATTAAGTTTGAATTGACCCTCTTTATCAATATCTAAAAAGAAACGACTTCTAAGTCTAGCATAGTTATCACTAGAGCTAACTGCATTGATAGGACTAGTTCCTGTTAAATCTTTTCTGGCATTCAGTTCCCAATGATAAGCTAAAGATTTTCTTTCTAAGGCTTTAATCAATAAAAATGATTTTTGCTTATCGGTACTCACAGTAGGATTTATTGTATTTTGTTTTTGTCCAATTGGTAATGGATATCTATTCAAATCTAGGATGTTTCCAAAAATATCAACGACAGTACCTTTAGTATTTTCTATTAAATAATTAGGAGATACCAAAGATAAGCTGAGCGTATCCGCTCTACTTATTCTACGATTTGGAAAAGTATAGTTTGTATTTTGTGATGATGCTGGCGTTTTAGCATATCTATTAGATTCATTGACATCATCTACAATCTCAGATTGATATTGAAACTCGTAAGTCATTTCTCTATCTTCTGTAAAAGGCGGATTTTTAGTAGAACCAGTAATTATATCATTTGGAGTAATAGTTGGATCCATTCCAACAACTTTAAACTTAGTGAAATAATCAT